AGAAATTGTAAGTTCAAAGTCATTTGCTGTAGAACCTTCCATTGTAATTGTTGAAGTAAATACTCCAATATTAGTAATGTCTGAAAGGTTACCAGTTGTAATAACTGTACCAGTCACATCTGGAAGAGTAATTGTTCGGTCAGCAGTTGGGTCTGTTATTGCAAGAGTTGTTTCAAAATCATTTGCGGTAGCACCTTCAAAAGTAATGCTTGAACCAAAAGCGGGATTAACAGTAGAGTTGATATCTGCGAAGTAGTCTAGGCTTGTCCAGTTATTTACACCGTCACCAATTTTAAATTTATTTGTGTCTGATTCCCAGCCCATTTCGCCAGCATTTAATACTGGTCCTGCTCCTGCATTTGTAGAGATCCACTGCGCTGCAGTTCCTCTGCGCTGTTGCATTCTGGTTGCCATTTATGACTCCTTATACTTAGTTATATTATAACAGATAATTAGTTAAAATTATCTATTGCTGTTCCGCCATCAAACGTTGCTTCAAACTCTGAAGTGTTGTATAGTCCTGCACTTACTAAAACTCCAGGTTCGTTGTATGCTCCACCACTAATAAACGTACTAACAATCAAACCAGTTCCATCAATGGCAGTATCATGAATGTGATCTTGTAATGTTTCTGCATCTTCAAGTGTTGCAATTGCAACCCATTGCCCACTATAGTAAACGTGTACACGTTCTGTTAAAGTGTCAAACCACAAACTTCCATTTACTGGAGATACTGGTTGTGTTGTTCCAACAGTTGGTGATCCTACTGCAGTATCTACATATAGTTTTGTTGCTGCATGTGTATTTTCAGTAGGGGTGGCAACTGTGACTGTTGATCCAAAGATTCCGCCTTCGGCTACATTAATGCCGTGCTTTACTCTGAAGTCTTTATTTACAGTTGCCATGATTTAGCCCCTATCTTAATTATGCTTCAATATATGTTTTGTGTACTTTAACAACAGTATCTGATGCAGCACCAGTTACTAAAAGACGAACATTTCCACCACTATAATCAGCATCTGTCGTTCCTAGGACTGCATTGCTAATTACATCTGCATACTCTGTTAAGTAAACATTGTTTGATCCGTCAACTGTAACAAGAACTTCAATTACTTCAATATCGCTACCTTTTTTCATCTGAACAATATATTTTGCAGATGAATAAGTTGATGTTGACCATGAGTCAATAACTGTTGCTGAAGTAGATGCTGTTGCTGCAGCAGTACCAAGTAGGGCATCTGTAAGTGTAATAGATCCTGCTGTAACATTTCCAGATCCTGCGTTAACTCCTGCAAATGTTGGTGTTGCTGCTGAGTGTAAGTCTTGTGGACCAGACAATGTAATTGCACCAGTTGATGCACTTGCAGTAATTTGGTTTGCTGTACCAGCAATTGAAAGAACACCAGTGTTTGTAACTTGATCTGATGTAATATTAATTCCAGTTCCAGGATTAACATTTATTGTGTTACCAGTTTTTGTAAGACCATCACCTGCTGTGACTTGTCCTAAGCCAGTAAACTGAGTAAATGTAAGTGCTGTAGTTCCAACTGTGATTGCGCCATCGTTAGTTAATACATAACCTTGATCAGCGTTAGCAGTTCCTTCTTCTACGAATACCGCAAAATTTGAAGTAAGTTCTGCTCCTGTGTCTGCATCAGTAGAACGATCTGGGGCACCAGATGCTTTAACTACATAAATACCGTTTTCTGAACCAGTTGATTGATTCTTAACAAGAACACGATCTCCAGTTGCAAGAGTTACTCCATCAAGAGTATCTCCATTTTCTAGATCAGAGGCAAGTGTTACGTTAGTAGTTGTTGCTGCACGAACTGATGCTTTCCAATCAATACCTTGTGCTGCTGAATCTACATAAGCCTTTGTTGCTGCATCTGCTGCATCAGTTGGTGTACCAAGACCTGTAATCTTGTTTGTACCCATTGCAATAGCGCCAGTCATGGTTCCGCCAGCGGTTGCTAGTCTTGTATCTACATCTGCAGTAAATGCTACTGTACCAGTTTCATCTTTAAATGTAATTGTACGGTCTGCTGTTGGATCTGTAAATTGAAGGGTAGTTTCATGATCATTTGCTGTCGCACCTTCCACAACAATTGATCCATCTGTAATAGATAAACCAGACACTAACGGTGAGGTCAGTGTTTTGTTTGTTAATGTTTGTGTTCCAGACTCAGTTACATATCCTGAAAGTGATGGAATATCTGCAGTAAATGCTACAGTACCGCTTTCATTTTTAAATGTAATTGTACGATCTTCAGTTGGATCAGTGAATTGAAGTGTAGTCTCGTGACTATTAGCAGTTGCGCCTTCTACAACAATTGATCCATCGCTTAAATATAGTCCACTTATTGTTGGTGATGTAAGTGTCTTATTTGTAAGAGTTTCAGTTCCTGCAAGAGTTGCAAAATCTGCATCTGTTAATGCGGTATTAAAATCAGCAATTGATCCTGTTACAGTGTTTCCACTAAGAGCAATTGATTTATTTGTTAATGTGTCTGTTGTATCACGAAGAACTACTTGTCCAGTTGCATCTGGAAGTGTAATAGTTCTATCTGCGGTTGGATCAGTTACTTGAAGTGTAGTTTCATTATCATTTGCAGTTGCACCTTCAAATGAAATACTTGATTCAAAAACACCAACTGCTGCGGGTGCTGCCCACTCAATTCCGTTTGTCGCTGAAGTGTTTGCTGTGAGCACGTATCCGTTTGTACCCGCTGCAAGGCGAGTTACAGCATCTGCACCTGAAGCAACTAGCAAATCACCTTTGGCGTCTACTAGTGCTTCTGTTAATATATCGTGTGAGTTAACGGTCGCAGTTGATCCTTCAACTATCAGTCCCGCTTTTACTCTAAAGTCTTTTGTTACTGTTGCCATCTTTTATCTCCTAGGTTAGGCCTTTAACCCTATACGCAAATAGCGTAGAGTTATAGGTGTAATTCCCCCTACTGGAATAACAGTTAATGAAACTGTATCTCCAGCCCTTGAAACAGAGATGGTGCCAATATTCCCATCATTGTCTATAGTTCCATACTCGCTAACATTTGTGTTGCTTGCGTCAGCAAGAATACTTAATTCTGTAGCATAGTATTTGTTTGCTCCACCTGCTACATATTTGAGAGAGATCATGTATTTTACTGCTCTCCACTCAGTGGCAGAAAAACTATCAAAAACAGTTGAGTTTTCAATACCAGTTATTGTTGACTCATTGTTGCCGTCTGAACCAAGATCTGTAGACCTAGCAGAAGTACTATCAATTAAATCTACATAGTTTTCTTGCGTTGGTCTATCGCCAGTTTCAAACAGGCTTTTAACGTTTGCTGTTGATATCTTTGCCATACCGCAATTATATCATTATATGTTAGAGTATATAGTTATTAACACCAATAACTTGAAGGCCAATACCAGGAATATTTGCATTTGCTGAAACAATTCCTATTGTAGTAAATCTAACTCTAAAGGGCAAAACCTCATTAATTTTTATTGAGTTTGCTTTGTAAATTATTTCAGATAATGGGTAGCCAATAGAGTTTACATTGTTTACTTTTTGACTATCTGTGTCAACGATTACAGCATAAGCCATTATGACTCTTGACCGTTTGTAATGTCCTCAATGATTGTTAGGGTGCCACGAGCAACTGTCCAAACCCTAGTTGCATCACTTAATTCAATATCAAAAATATCACCTGTGTTAAGGCTTCTTGACTCTGCAGATGTTACGGATACTGTAAATTCTCCATCCCCATCCTCTGCTGTGGCTACTGGATATAATGTTAATACGCTTGTTGGATTTGCATCATTAAGATTACCCGCTACCGTCGGTCTTTTAATTTCCATTTCAATTGTCCACTCAGAAATTACTAGTGGTTCTTTGTCATCATCTGTTACAAATACCCGAAATGCTGCGGTGTCACCTTTTACAAGCGTCCAGTTTACGGTTGGTGGGGTAGATCCAACAGAATATGAACTTTGTGATTGATTTCTAAATGTGGCCATAACTTAATTATTATACCACTAACTAATGATAATATTATAAATATTTTTTATTTTATGCGGGTATTTGACTCAAAAAACCAAACAATGGTATAATTAATGTATGCTACCTACTTGGTAGCATTTGTTCTCTAGGAGGTAATTTACAATGAGAGAATCTAATGCTTGGCTAGGGGTATTTACGTTAGTTATTTGCAGTACCGTTTTTGTGGGTACAGCAAAGGCTACAAATGAAAACAACTTACTAATTAAAGAGTCTGTCAAGTCTGCCACCCAAAAGGTGGCCTTTTTGGTTTCTAAAGACAAAAAATTAGAAAAGTATGAAAATGCTCATAATTTAACTGATGAGCAACTGGTGGATATGTTACGTCATGTGGGGTTTGAAGGAAAGACTTTGAGGTCTGCTTGTGCTATTGCAAAGGCAGAGTCTAATGGTCGTCCTCTTGCTTTTAATGGTAATGTAAAAACTGGAGATAATTCCTATGGTGTATTTCAAATAAATATGCTTGGAGAATTGGGGTCAGATCGTAGAGAGAAATTTGAGTTGGATTCAAATGCTGAGTTATTAAACCCAGTAGTGAACGCACAAATTGCTCTTCATATGACTAAGGGTGGAAAAGATTGGTCTGCTTGGAGTTCCGTAAATGGAAAGCGGTATCAAGAATGGTACAGCAAATATCCATGTAAGCAATAAATATTAACTTAATACCCCATCATTAATTTGGTGGGGTATTTTTATTTATATTCCTTTGTTTGTCTATATTGTATTTTATATGTATCAAAAAACCTACTACGAAGCAAACCCGTTATTTTGTTTTGATTAGTAAGATGACTTTCTTGACCAATCTCTATTTCCCAAGAATCTCTCTTAAAGGGAATAACCTGAGCAACGGGGGTTCCTGCTGGAATTAATCCTTCAAATTTCCAATCATTTAAAACAAATGGAAAATTAACTGGAGCCGTATATTTATCTGTATCTACAACTCCGTCAAGAATTGTAAAAACAGATTCACGGTGCATTGGTGCTGTAAATAAAACTGAGTATCCTGGAGGGGTTTGGATAGACCAAGGATTAATAAATTTTGGATAAGACCCTCCTTCTGAAAGATTGTTTTTATTTGGATGTGTTGGTGCCTGTTCTAGTGGGTGCCAACCAATAGGAGCAAATGATGGCCATTCATACCAAGGTATTGTGTTTCCAGTTTTTTCGCCATTTTGATTAAATGTTGGCTTTTGAGAAACAAAAATATCTGTATATGTAGTAATTATATATCCTGAAACAATAGCATCAAAAACTGGCATACAGCGTTTAATGGTTGCTGTCGTGTTTCCATCTCCAGATGGTTTTTTTTCGCCATTTGTATAGGATTCAAGATTTTTATACCAATCTGGTACAAAAGATGATGCTGGTTTTGGAGAATACTCTTCGTGAACACCCATGGTATTGGTAAATGTTATTTTCATTGATTCCTTTTATTTTTTTGTATATTTAGAGTTTAGAAAATCTATAAAAGTATATATATACTCATTTATTTTTTCATTTTTTAAATCTGGAACTGTAGAAATTTTTAATATTTCATTTTTAAAGTATTGCCACTTATCAGAAAAATCTGGTTGTATTTTAGCAAAATTTGTATCTTCTCTTGTTGCTCGCAAAGAATAGCATGTGTCTAAATAAACATCTTCTA